TCAGGTTCAGCATTTGCTGATACAGCCTCGACATACATATCGATGCCCTTCTGAAACTCTTCTTGGCTATAGCCATTCTCGAATGCGTGGCTAGACCACCACTGCAGAAGCTCACTGTTTACTGCCGATTCTTCGTCAATAGTTTCTGGAAGCTGATACTCTCCCGCACTTGCTGGACGATCTTTAAATGCTTCAGCTTGTAGTTCTTCAAGAAGTTTTTCGCGGAGCGTTTCTTCCTTCGAGCCAAGCTTCTTCTCCAACTCCTTATAAGCATTTGCTAGATCGTCTGCACTCTTATACTTCCCAAGCAAAAGGTCTTGTTCAGCTTGAGTAGTCTCTGTGGTTTCTACTGTAGCCTCAGTAGCTTCAGCAGATTCAGTGGCCTCGCCACCAGAAAGTAAGCTATCACTCATTTGTTTTTGCTCCGTTGTGCGTGGGCAATACGCTGTTCAATTTGTCCAACAATGAATCGCTGCCCCTCCCGATGCCAAAGAGAATTGGTATCCTCATTGGGGCCAGCAACCATTTCAATGGTTATTGACCTAAGGTAACGCAATACCTCTTTGCCTGTTGGCGTATTGAAGATTTCAGCAATGTTCTGGCTGATCTGAACATCAAGCTCCCTGCTTCGCTGGAAGCCATCTATTCCAATATTAACCTTGTTGTTGCTCAATTGGCATACCTTGCTGTTGTTGCTGCATAGCCATTTGCTGCGCTAGTGCAGCTATTTGTCTACGCTGTTCTTCGTCCCGAATCAAGGACTCAGGCACTCCAAACTTACGAGCAAGGTGAATTGCAGTCTGTTCGCTATCAATAAGTAGCTGCAACATCTCAGGTCCAAAGACCCCGCCAACCAACTCAAGGAAGCGCGCAACCGAAGAAATATCTTGGTTAGCCTGTGCTTGAGCCAATGGGGAAACGGATTTAATTTTAATCTCACGCCCGTTCACAGTAGGGACTTCGATGCGCCCTTGTTTCTTCAGGATATAGATTACACGCTGAAGAACAGGCTGAACCAACTCAGCCTGCAAACGACCAAACGCAGAACCCATACGGCGAGATAGATCGGCCATACGCTCTGCAACCTCGGTCGCAGTAGCGGGGGTTTTATTAGGATCACCAAGCATATCATTGTAAAGCGCGCGCTTAATATTCAAACGCATATCGTTTAGAACTAGCTGTGCAACGTCGAAGCGCCCTGCCGCGTTGATTGGTTGCAAGCCAGAACTGCCCATAGCCTTTGGAATAATAGAGCCAGGGACTAGCTGAATAGTATCTGGATTGATTACGCCATCGTCTTCCATCTGGTAGATACCAGAGATGGACATCTGAGCATTCTCAAGGATAAGCTCAATGGTTAGGTTTGTTGTTTTGATTGCAGACAAAGCATTGATAAGTGGGCCACGGCCGTAAATTTCGCCTGCACACTTGGACCAACGGAAACAGATAAACGGATTAGAGCCAACGCCTGCCATTTGTTTTTCATGCAAGACAGTCTTAGTCGTCATGCAGAATGCGTAGTGATAGTAAGCCTCTTCGTTTTTACGAGAGTAATCACGGCAAACAACTTCGAGAACATCTGTTGTGTTATCGCCGCCCATCTTGCTCATAACCTTTGGATCAAAGGTTGAGCGCGGGAACATAAGAGGTAGGTGATCGAACTTAACCTTCTTCCGCTCACGGAATACATGGTCGATCCGATCGTCTGGGCCTGTGTCAAGAACAACGTGAGGCAAAGGGATCGCAGTAAAGTTTACTGGATTTAGGGCATCACCTTCCTCAACACAAAGAACGCCAGTGCCAACAGCAAGATCAAGGAAAGACTCGTGAACTTCTTGGGCAAAGTTTGAGTTCTGAAGGACTTCAAAAACGTAGTCAGTGACTTCATCCAACTCGTTGTCAACGCCATCGCGTTCCTCAGGAGGGACTTCAGAGCCAGCAGCAAGGTCAGCCCAGCGCGCAAAGTTTGGGACAATGCCAGCTTGAAGTCGGCTGGCAAACTCTTGGACACCAACAACCGCAGTTTCGTCAAAGATTTTATCATCGCGCCTTTGGCCCGACTCTTCATAGTAGAAAGATTCACGTTGAGGTAAGGCATACTCATAGCACTCCTCGAATAGTGGAACCCAATTCTCACGGCGAGCCTTAGCCTTTTGGTAATGCTCAATATATTTCTTTGCGATTGGATTGCTGGAATATTCCATTAGCGATTAAACCTACCTAAGAAGCCAGAACCGCCGCCAGCAGAACGCTGAAGCATAGAACGGCCACGGCGACCAGTGCCACCAGCGCGACCGCGCTTTGTTGTGCGCTCAGTAATTGCTTCTTCGATGTCGCCCGCTTTAGTTTGCGCGCGCTCTTGAATTGCTTCTTGCTTTGCCTCTTCGGCAGCAACACGCTGTTCAGCAGCAGCACGAGCTTGGTCCTCTGCAGCAAGTGCCTGCCGCTCTCTTGTCGTTCTATCGATGCCTAAGGCTTTTTTAACTGGTTGGCACATAGCTACCTCCTAATCATAGCTTTGCTAAACATAGAATATAATTCTGCACAACGCACAATTTACATTCTAGCCCAAAGCCCTTGTCGTCTTTGTTGCTTTGGTTTGCGGTTAAATACGTCAAAGTCTTTCCTTGCAACAACAGGTTGAGCTGGTTTCTGCGAGTTCATTAAAGCGCGGCCTTCGCCTGCACCAAGAAACAAATACTGCGCTGCGTCATGAACGTGAGAAAACATATTCTTGTCTGGCTTGTCAGCGTAACGCTCACCAGAAACTTCCATACGTTTATACCCATAACCGCCCTCGAAGCCTTTGATAAGTTGCTGGCAACGGCGGTCAATAAGTAGGGCTGGCTTACCTTCAATCATCTTGGTGAGTTGGGAGGATACGGCCTCGATGCGAAGGTCAACAGAGTTGGAAGGCGCAGGGAACGCCCTCAAGCCAGCCCCGCGCAGAATGTGAAAGGGTGTTGATTCATCAGTCTGCGCTCTAAAGTCGCCAGCAGGGTCGCCATATATAATGACCTCTGAGGCTGCATTGAATCGAGTTGCTAGTTCATTGCGAAGAACTTCAGCAAATCTAACTATGCCCATATCTACAGCAACGATCTCTGATTGCAAGAACCAACGACCGCGCACCTTTTGACCAAGCACAGCAGCAGGCGTAAGGCCAAAGTCTACACCAACATACACTGGCGCTCCAGCAGCGACAGGTATCTCTTCTTTTGCGACATGAACCTCTGGTGCAAACATTGGATATACGGGCTTTCCGTCTTGGACATGGCCTAGCCTATTCATAACATAGACATCGATCCAGCTTTTTGTCTTACCCCTAATTAGATTAGGATAATAAGACTTCATCATGTGCTTAGTATTTTCAGCGTCAGGATTAGGTTTGTAATCCTCGATCTCGCCCTCTTCGTTCTTTTCCTCAATCATACCCGCAGGCTGAGTAAAGAACTGCCAATTGTCTGGCTTCACCAGCATCCGCGCCTGCTCACGCGGAATGTGATCTGGAATAGGAACCTCACCCGCCATAATAGGCCACCAGTGATCTTCCTCTGGCGCGTTAGTATCAGCGATTACTCCAGTCCAAGTGGGGCCACCATCACGCATAGAAGGGAAACGGCCAACACGCATGGTGCAGGCATCAATAATACTCTTAGGTATTTCCCTAGCTTCGTTAATCCAAATGCCAGTTAGTTCAAGCGAAAGAAGTTTCTTAACATCTTCAGGGCGGTCTAATGCTAAGAAGATAACCTCAAGATCGAGGTCACCCTTCTTAATATGGTGGGTATAAGGAACCGACCAAGTAAACTTACCCCAGTCGTTCTCAGGAAACCAATCAAGCCAAGTCTTAATGGTGGTCGTTCTAAGCTGCGGGTTGGTGTTACGAATGATAGCCCAACGACTCTTGCGCGTTCCGTCTGGCCCCTTGGCTTGACCAAGCGCCCTACGGAATACTTCAACCGTACAACCCACAGACTTACCAGAACCAACGGGGCCGCGAATGCCGCGAAAAAAGGTGTCATCCTTCATGAAGGATTTTAACACCTCTCCATCTGGCTTGTATTTAAAGTCGACCATTAATCGCTTTCAGAACGTGGATTCGCTATCTTGTCTTCATTTGGAACCCTTCCAGCCAAGCGACCAGTTGGAGCCATAAGCTCACTGTTCCTAAGGTTTCTTTCATCCATGTTCCGTTGAGCTATGCTCTCAGTAAATTCTGGGAAATTGCCTTGCATATCACCGCGTGAAATGCGCTGCTCTGGACCACGAGTATGGTATTGTTCATGATAAGCCAAAGAATCTAGGTTTCGCAGTGCTTGCTGAGAAGCCAACCGTCTGCGGCCCCTAAGTTCATTAGGGTTTTCTCCAGTGCGAAGTCGAGCAATTGCATTGTGACCAAGCGCAACAATTGTTGACAGAAACGCTGCAAGGGATTCGCCGCCAGCGTCTATTCTTTCTGGATTCCCACCGGGTTCCATATTTCTAAATCTGTCAGCAATTTTCCAATAATCGCTTTCCATAAAAGAAGAAAGCTTTTGATTAATTTCATCAAGAGTTTGAACGGCAGATGAGTATCCAATAGATACACCAGCCATCGATCTTTCTGCCGCAGTTGACGGGCCGCGAGAGCCTTGCTGTGGCGAAGATTGATCTGGAGTTTCCCGTTGATTCTCTTCCGAGTATACATCAGTTCTTAGACGATCTGCGGGTATAAATTTTTGTGAGGCCATTATCGTAGTCCTTTGTCTACACCAAACTTAATCATGCGTTGCACAACTTCTGGTCCAATGCTTTCGATAAGCTTGTCGCATTCTTTATTGCTGACAGCCTCATGGCTATGACCAAACTTCTTAACCACCTCACTCAAATGAACTTTGCGCACAATCCCGCGCAACATCTCAAGTTCTTCTGGTTTTATGGTGCTAATAAAACTCATTTTGCTTTCTTGGTTTCAGCCTTAGGCTTAGAAGGGGTTGCAGGCTTTGGTGCAGCCTCTACCCAATCAAGACGTTGAGACTCTGGAGTGCGGGTCTTACCAGTATAGGTCTTTCCCAATAGTTCGTGCGTATCTCCGTCATACGCCTCACCAGTATTAGAAACAATCCATGCCATTACTT